AGAAAGAGATGGGGAGACTAAGCTTCCTACTTTTTGGTCAGTTACAGTATTTTTATCTTGAGCATCGGCTTGCCAATGTATTTCAGATAAAAGAGTCATAATGCACCATAATGCTCTATCTCTATCTTTAACTGTTTCAGGGTCAACACCTTCAAAACCTTTTTTGATGTTTTCCATAACTTTAATTATTTGAGTTGCTTCTAGATCTTCTAGAAGATGAAATAATACACCTTCAACAGATCTTTTAAAGAATCCTGAAATAGGTATGTTTACAACTGCATCATCAGGTAATGTTATAACTTGAGAACCTGAAAGTTTATTCATTTTCTCAAGTGCTTTTAATCTATCTTCGTCTGTAAGAATTTTAGGATCTTCAAGCTTTGGTATTTCATTTTCTTTTTTTTCAGTTTTTTTCTTTTTAGCCATTACAATAGTATTTAATTATACATAAAGATACAATAATTTTAGTATCTTTACAAACCTTAAATAAAATCAATATGTTTAAAGAAGATATTTTAGAAATGACCAATGAGATTCAACAGTTTAAAACTGAATTTGAATCAAAGTATGAAAAAAATATTAATATATTAGTTAGTGATAAATCTGATGTTGTTGTTAATGTAAGACAGTGGGAAGATAGTATAACAGCAATGAAAGAAGCACATCAAATTAAAACAATAGAAATACTTGAAAAATTAGTATTAGGAACCATGCGTTCATTATATCCTGAACTTAGAATGAGATCTTTAGGTAAAGAATGTAGAAAAAGAGAATTTGTAATATTTAAACAACTCTTTTGCTATATGTGTAGTAAAATGGGATTTACTTTACAATATACAGGAGCACATATAAATAAACATCATGCAAGTGTAATACATAGTATTAAACAAGTAGAAGGTTTATTAGAAATAGGTGATCATCAAATTTGTGAGGCTTATGAAACACTTAAAAAAAATATGAAAAATTATGTTAGAACTATTCCAGAAGATATTAAAAGACAAACTTACACCGAACCAATTACTTCTTTTGTATGGGATTAAAAATAGTATTTCTTTTCCAATAGAAAATAAAAAAGAAGATGCAACAAGATTAATTGAATTAGGATTATTAGTATATAAAAAACCAAAGTTTACATTAACTGCAAAAGGTAAGAGTATTTGTGTTAAATATAATCAATACTTTAAAGTTTCTAAAAAGAGAACTACTACACAATTATTAGGTAAAGGATATGTAGAAATGCTTAAAATATATAGAGAAGCATGGCCTTCAGGTAAATTACCAAGTGGTAAACCTGGTAGACAAAATGTAAAAACTTTAGAAAATGCATTTAGATGGTTTTTTGATACATATGATTATACATGGGAAGAAGTTTCACATGCAACTGTAATGTATATAAATGAATACAAACAAAAAGATTATATGTATATGAAAACAAGTCAATATTTTATATGTAAAACAGATAAGTATAAAGTAAAGCATTCTGAATTAGCTGATTATTGTGATATGGTTCGTGATGGTGTAGAAATAGATGATGATCAACCTTTTAAAGAAAAAGTAGTATGAGTAAAATTAAACCAGCATGGGATGGACAATATCAGTCATTTAATGAAGCATTAAAATATATGCTTGCTAGGCAGAGTGGACAAGAGAAATCTATACAAACTCCATGGCCTAAATTTAATGATGCTATAACAGATGGATTAGAATGGAACACTCTTACAGTCATCGGGGGACGTCCTGGATCAGGGAAAACTTTGATTAAGGATCAGATAGTAAGAGAATCTTTCATTCTAAATCCAGCTGAAGAGTATAGAGTATTAGAATTTAGTTTTGAAATGGTAGGTAGAACTACAGCATTAAGAGAATTTTCATCTTTAACTGGTAAAACATATAAGGAATTGTGTAGTGCAGGAACTACTTTATCTAAGGATACATTTGATAAATGTCATATATATGCTAAAGATAGAATTAAAAGTCCTGTAGATATTATTACTACACCAATGACTGTTAATCAAATGAGGGATCAAGTAGATATATATATGAACTTACATCAAGGTAAGAAAACTATTATAACTCTTGATCATAGTATATTAGTAAAAAGAGCACCATATCAAAATAACAGATTAGATATGTTATTTGAATTAGGTGAGTTTTTTACTCAATGTAAAAGAGATTATCCTTGTATGTTTATATGTTTATCACAATTAAATAGAAATATAGATAATCCAGACAGAGCAGTAAATGGTAAATATGGTAATTATGTATTAGAATCAGATATATTTGGTTCAGATGCAATGTTACAGCATGCTGATACTTTAATAGGTATTAACCGTCCTGCTAAACAAAAGATTAGATATTATGGTCCTGATAGATATATAATAGAAAATGATAGAACTCTTGTATTACATTTCCTTAAAGCAAGGAATGGTGATACAAGAATGAGTTTTTTTAAAGCAGAATTTGAAAGAATGCAAATAACTGAGATGGATACACCACCTCAAGAACAAAGAAGATAATATATGACACCACAAGAGCGTAAAGCAAAAGTACAAGAATTAAGAAAAGAGCATGAAGATTATTTCCAAACAGTTGGAAGTATAAATGCACTATATATACCAAAAATGGCATATAGACCATCTGGTAAAGATGAGTTACATGTATCCTTCTTTCCAAGTGAATTACAAAAAGGTAGAGATATCTATACCGAATTTGTTAGTATTGAATATGATTCAGAAGATCCTAAAAGAACATTATATTTATTAAAACATAATGCTCATTGGAATGAAGAATATGAAGTAGTAACAAGTAGTTCAGGATTTGAAAGACATATTGTACCTGTAACTGAATTAAAAGTAATTAATGATGTAACTGACAGAAAATCACCAATTAAAGAACCTACACAAGTTAAAGAATTAATTAAAGATCCAGAAAAAAGAGAAGTAGTAGATGTTCTTATAGGAATTGAAAGAGCATTATTAAGTATAAATCAAAAATTAAATAAATAATGGCACAAAGTGTATTAGTTATAGCTGACTCCGGGTCAGGTAAATCAACATCAATTAGGGATTTAGATCCTAAAGAGACATTTATTATTAACATTGCAAATAAACCTTTACCATTTAAAGGATGGAAAAAGAATTATACAGCAATCAGTAAAGATAATCAAAAAGGAAATATGACACCAGTGTCTAGTTCTGCAGGAATTATGAAAGCTATGATGCATGTTAATGATAAAATGCCTCATATAAAAAATCTAGTAATAGATGACTGGCAATATATGTCAAGTTTTGAATATTTTGACAGAGCCAATGAAAAAGGATATGATAAATTTACTCAAATTGCAGCTAATTTAGCTCAAGTAGCTAAGTTACCTAAAGATATGAGAGATGATTTATATATATTCTTTTTGACACATTCAGAAGAATCAACAGATGTGAATGGACATAGAAAAGTTAAAGCAAAAACTATTGGTAAAATGATAGATAATACATTAACTTTGGAAGGTCTATTTTCTATAGTTCTTTTTGGCAAAGTTGTCAAAGATGAAAATGATAAATTAAACTATGTATTTGAAACAGTTAATAATGGAGAAAATACTTGTAAATCACCAGCAGGAATGTTTGATGATGCACGTATAGATAATTCATTAAAGGTTGTTAAAGATGCTATTATTGAATATGAAAATTAATTAAGATGAGTGAAACAAATTTAAAAAAGAAAGTTATGTTAAATACTAAAGACATGTCTGCAGGAAGTGGACGTACTAAACCTGTATTAGATCCAGGAAACCATGTAGTAAAGATTAATTCTATTACATTAGACCAAACACCGTATGATGCAGATTCATACAATATACATTTACATGTAGAAACTGAACCAGTTGGTGGTGATTTTGAAGGTTTCTTTAGAGATTATAATGATCAATCACAAGGTAGATATGAAGGTCAAATAGGAAGAGTAAGAATAAGTCCTTTTCCATTTAAAGATACTACATTACCAAGTGGTAGAGAGATTAGTAGAGATCAAGAGATTTTAAAGCACATGATTACTCTTGCTGAGACATTAGATATGAGAGATGGATTAGATTCTATTGAAGCAGAAACTATTGAACAATTTATGACTGAATGTGATAAATTAATGGGTGATTCTAAACTTATTAACATGTGTATAGGTGGTCGTGAGTGGGAAAATAAAGAAGGTTATATAAATAATGATCTTTTCTTACCACGTATATCTAAAGATGGTATTGCTATGGAAGCAATAGATAAAGAAAATTCTAGATTACTTAAGTTTGATCGTGCTATGCATGTTAAAGCTTTAGTTAAGAAAGATGATCCATCTACAGATAATATACCATTTAAAGCAGACTCAGGATCAGGTTCTGATTTTGAGCTTTAATAATTAATAATTATTAAGTTAACAGGAAGAAGGGAGGTTAAGAGCAGTAATCTGCACGTGCACCCTCCCTTTTTCTATTTAAGTAAAGATGATAAGTACTAAAAATCTCATATTAGATGGATCTAAAGTTCCAAGTACGTGGGTGTTTGAGTTCTATCTGGATTTACCAGAAAGACTAAATGGACAGAATGTACAGATTAAATCTGTATTTCATCCTACAGAAAGAACTCCAAGCATGTGGGTATTTGCGGATAAAGGTCAATATAAGTTTAAAGATTTTTCAACAGGTAAAGGTGGTAATAAAATTGATTTAGTTAAAGAATTATTTAAAATAGATTTCTCTAAAGCTGTATTTAAAATAGGTCAAGATTATAACAAATTTATTACAGATAAAGGTGAATATAA